GTTCCTCCACGCTCAAGGCAAGCAATCACTGCTCGCAATATATGATTTGCAGTTAAAAACTTCCTAGAGCCTATAGCCAAAACATTTCCAAGTCTCAAATTGCAGCCATCGCTGCAGACAAAAACTTCAGCCATAGAACCTCCAATACTCCTTACATAATCAGTGGAAACCGCTGATTCAATGACAATATCAGAAGGAACAGGTTCTGGTGGGGGGACAACAGGTTTTAAAGGAACCCCAGCTTTAGCTTTCATCTTCATTTTGCCTAAAGTTGGTTTAGATTGAGGAACCAAATATTCCTGATAAAATTGCTTGTAGATTAAATAAAACCCGCCTGCAGCAGCTACAACACCAATAATTTCTTTAGCGTGTCCATACATAAAGCCGGAAAACTGTGTTGCTAAATCCTTAACGATATAATGTAACCTATCAAGCGAATCCTTAGCTGCACTTTTCAACTCATTGAGTCGTCTATTGAAATCATCATGAAAGAAGGTATTAGGATCTCCAATATCAGCAATGTCCTTGGCGTTTTTAACTTGCTCAGAGTTATCCAAAGCCTCAACAATATTAGGGGGCAGTAAATCAAACTCATGGAAGAAATCAGTGACTGTCAAATCATCGGCTTCCTTCCTAGCCATTGCTCGAGCTCGCCTAGCTCTGACCTCTAAAATTTTAGAATTAATCCATTCATAAGCCGTCATTGGCTCGCCTCTAGTCTCCCAAGGGTGCACCATGTCGGATGGTTGATATATCTCCAAATGAATGAACCTATTCTTACGATCAGCGAGTGTTGCAGCAGCTAACTTGTCCGTATCCAATTTGTAATAACTACCATCACCACCATGATTGTCGACATCTAACTTAGACTGCTCGGTAGCAAACTCACGCTTCACGGTAGCATAACTAAACTTGAATCTCCTCTTAGCCGCACCAGGATTTTCATACAACTCTAAATATCTGGCAAAACTGCCTCCACATAAATTAGTACCTCCAACTATAATCTCAGTAGCGAGTTCAATCCCCTTTTCATTTACATTAGGCCCATCAATGGAAGCAGGAGCTCCACTCATAATACCAAAAAGGTATTTATCTGTTTCGGATAACTCAGTGGGCTTAGCAACTGTAATTTCATCAAGCCTCAAAATTGAAGAGGTTGGATTTAAACCAGCTCCTGGATACTTTGCAGCAGTAGGTAAAGTATTAATGTGTTGCTCAGGATTCTTAGCCGCAGCAACAGGATCACTAGAAAGAGCGACAGCAAACGTTTTTATGGCAGTATTGATGAGGAATGATTTACCTATTCCTGGTGAACCAGCTATTATGGCCTGAACAGCTTCTTCAGTAGTATTGTTCTTCGCCCGTCGAATTATGGCGAGCCATGAATCGATTATTGTCTTAGCTTCTCGTAAGCTATTATTAATT